TGACGGTATGAAGGTAGACCGCAAAGCTTTAGATGCAGTGCGTAAAGAGTTTGAGGATGAGCGTGGAACTATACAATCTCGCCTACAGATGCAGGTGCGTGAGGTTATGGGTGACACACCAGTTAACTTAAATAGCCCAGAGCAAATGTCTCAAGTTATCTTTAGCCGTAAGCCTCACTCCAAGGATGATTGGCCTAACTTATTTGACAACTGTAAGAACCTAGCAGAGTTAAAGAAGATTGTTACCGCCAACAGTGATCTTCTGTATCGCACTGAGGCGTTTACTTGCCCTACTTGTGGGGGTAGTGGAGAAACATATAAGTTAAAGAAAGATGGTAGTAGGTATGCAAGACCTAACAAATGCAAAGATTGTGATGGCAGAGGGTATCAACTCAAGAAGCAAGAAAGAATGGCTGGCTTTGGTTTCTTCCCACCTAGCGCATCTTGGGTTAGTGCTAGTGGTTTTTCTACAAGCAAGGATGTACTAGACGTACTCAGGGCTACAGCTATGGATAACAATATGTCTGAGGCTGTTACATTTCTTGAGGACTTGAAGCGGCTTAACGCTGTGTCTAGCTACCTGTCTAGCTTTGTTGAGGGTATAGATACATTCACCAAGCAGGACGATGTACTGCACGTATCACTAACGCAACACATTACGTCTACTGGTAGGTTTAGTGGGCGTGAGCCTAACATGCAGAACATGCCTAGAGGTGGTACGTTCCCTGTTAAGCGTGTCTTTGTTTCTCGTTGGTCTGGTGGTAAGATCATGGAAGCTGACTTTGCACAGTTAGAGTTTAGGGCTGCTGCATTCTTGTCACAGGATGAGACAGCTATGGAAGAGATTAACACAGGTTTTGATGTACATTCTTACACTGCACAAATTATCTCTGATGCAGGGCAACCTACTGCTAGACAAGCTGCCAAGGAACACACCTTCGCCCCTCTCTTTGGCGCGACAGGGTATGGCAGAACTAAAGCGGAAGCTGCGTACTACACGCACTTCATTGAGAAGTACAAAGGCATAGCTAAGTGGCACAAGAAGTTAGGTGATGAGGCTATACGTTTCCAGAAGATAACTAATGTGTCAGGTAGACAGTATGCATTTCCCGGCACGACTAGAAGAGAAAACAATACACCTACTAACTTCACTAGGATCAAGAACTACCCTGTCCAAGGGTTTGCTACTGGTGATGTTGTACCTGTTGTGTTGCTTGAGATTGACAAGAGGCTTAACAGTATGCGCTCTTGCATAGTTAATAGTGTCCATGACTCAGCGGTTATAGACATACACCCTGATGAACAAAAGGAGGTAATCAATGTCATTAACGATGTTAACGACAATCTTAATAGTATCATTGATAATTACTACGGCATAAAGATGAACGTACCACTACTTTTAGAAGCCAAGATTGGACCGAATTGGCTTGACACTAAAGATGTGATATGATATAACTGCGGTTCTAATTAAGCTCAGAAAGGATATATAATGAGCAATGAGTTGAGTACAATGATGGCAGGGGCAGACCTTGCTGCAGCTATGGGTTTCAGTGCAGACACTGCAGAGGTATCGGCTGGCCCAAACCTTGCACGTATGGCGCAAGTACAGGCTCCTATTATGCGTGAGCAAGTAGATGAAGATGGCGAACTAGAAGAGAAGGTAGTTGTACCATTAGGTGCTTTTAAACTGACCGACACAGAGGGTAACACTGTGTATAGCCGTAGTGCTACTATTCGTTTGTTTGCACAGCGTCAGCAGTGGACGCAGTGGGATAGCGACAGCAACACCATGAACAAGACTGTCATGGCTACTGTGCTTAAAGGTGACCTTAAAGATACCAAAGGTACGTTCAACCTTGGTCGGCCTAGTAAGTACGTTAAAGATTGGGAAGCTTTAGATGAAGATACTAAAGCAATCATTCGTAGCGTTAAGAATACCAAGGTATTATTTGGTAAGGTCAAGTTGGGTAAAGTTACTGATGAGAATGGTGTAGCTGTAGCAGGTTACGATTCCGAGGTTGACTTTACAATGGAAGTAAAGAATGCAGACAGTAAGCGTTCTTTAGATGCAGCACTTAAAGACATTGTGTCTAAGAAGCTTCTTCCGATTGAGCATACTATTACGTTGGCATCTAAGAAAGAGACCCTGCCTACGGGTAACAAGTATGCTACTATGGTTGCTACCTTGGGTTCCAAAACTAAAATGGTTCCAGAGGATCACGGTACAGTACAGGCGTTTGTAGACTACATTGACTACGGTAATGAGTATGTACTTAGTAAGTGGAAGTCTTTACGTAAGCCTGATGTACAGGTAGACCCTGCTACACTTGACGCTATTGTGCAAGTAGAAGAAATCCCGTTCTAGGATGGACTACGAACACGCTGCTGAAACTCCTGTACGGATACTCATGCGTGACGCTACTTTAGGTACTGCAGAAATGTCAGAGGCGGTGATTAATTCCGTTGCCTCTGATGTATCAGCGGGACTAGATAAGCAGTTTAACGGTGGGCCAAGGGATGCGTTCAGACTTAGAATGTCCAACATAGGACGTCCTAAGTGTCAACTCTGGTTTGAAAAGAATATGCCTTACGTTAAGGAAGACTTACCAGAACAATTTATGATGAACATGA